TCTGCTCGGCGTGAATCAAATTTAAGGTCCATTTTCCTCCTTGGGGTGGGGGCTCTTTGCCTCCCATACATTTATCATATCACACGTTAACGGCATTTGTCAAGTACACACACACAGAAGAGCCCCCAGTTTGTGGGGGCTCAGGGTGGCAGTTGGATCAAGCGTGGGCGGCCCAGATAGCCTGGCCTTGCTCGGTGAGCCAGACGAATTTGTGGCTCTTGGGCCGACCATCGACATTGCCGCTCATCACGACGCCAGCCTTCTTGAGATTGGTCAGGCGTGGTTGGTTTTGTGGGGTGATCTTGGGAATCTCGGCACCCAGTCGGGCAGGCACCCGGTTGGCTGCATCTTTGGTAGCTTGCTGAATCAGCTCAGCGAGGTCAAAGAAGAAATCACGCGTTGCTTGATTCAGAGACTCATAGCTCATAGGACCTGCAGCTCGTGCACGCTGACCGGGCTTCGCCTTTGCGAGTGCTTCAGTCTCGGCTTTAGCCTCCTCATTGAGGACATGGGCAAGTGCTTGAATCGCATCGTTCTGGCCGCATCGCTGACCACTGATGAAGAAATAGCCTTTGGGGCTAATCTTTACATTGCGGCTTTGGAAAGCAGCATTGTCGCGCTTGGCAACAGTTAGGCCACGCTCGATGATAGCGATGGCTTGTTCGGTGGCGGTTTTTGCCATTTTGTGTTTAAGAGAGGAGCTCTTTGCCCCTTATAAATGTATTATAACATGCTATATCAGCCCTGTCAAGTCAAGGGCATCTAAGGGTATCACTGACTTGCAAATTGCGGCTTGCTCGATGGTCAGCAGATCTCGCTTTTTAAGACCAGCCGCCGCCAAAGCCTCTTCTTTTGTGCACCCCTTAACGATCTCGTCGGTATACTTTCGCAGTTTGCGTTTTGCTTCAGAACTTACATGAATCATGGAGCCTCTCATGTCGATCGCTCGATAGATGGCTTGCCGAACCCACCACATGGCGTAGGTTGAGTAGGCATACCCGCATTCAGGATCGTATTTCTCTGCAGCTCTTTGTAGACCTAGCACACCTTCCTGCAGGAGATCCTCGAATGTCATGCTGGTACCTGATAAGAAGCGTGAGTATCGATTAGCCACCTTGACCACAAGACGCATATTGCATAGGACGAACTGCTCCCGGGCCCGCATCCCGCTACGTTTAATATTCTTTGGCACCGGTTCTGGGTGTGTCAGCCAGGCCTGGATCCTTCTACCCAGTTGGATCTCCTGAGCTTTAGTCAGCAGGGCATATCGTCCAGATGCCTGCATAAAATAAGACACAACACCAGATCATATTCTTCGATGAGTATACTCGCTCAATGCCCTGGCGGAAACTTGCTTGAGCGACCACGGATTTTAGAGGTGCCATCGTGCGGAATAACTTCTGATGATTTAAAGGCCCGCATTCTGGCAGACTGCCTGCCCGCTCAAAAGATCTTTCTTGAGGATTCGCACAGGATTGTTGGGTATATAGGTGGCTTCGGATCGGGCAAATCCTGGGCGCTTGCTGCGAAGCTGATCCTACAGGGTCTAGCCAACCCAGGCTGCACGCTCATGGCCTGTGAGCCGACTTTCCCAATGATCCGAACGGTACTGATACCAGCTATTGATGCTGCACTGGACACATGGGACATCAGCTATAAATTCCGCAGCTCACCACAGCCTGAGTACATCTTGGATCTGCCAGATGGCCCAACGACAATCTTATGTCAGTCTGCCGAAAACTGGCAAAGGATCCGAGGGCAAAACATCGCTGCTGCCGTATGGGACGAATGCGATACCCAGCCAACCTATGTAGCGCAAAAGGCTGGAGACATGCTCCTTGCAAGGATGCGATCGGGGCAACTCAATCAGCTTGCAGTTGGGTCAACTCCTGAGGGATTCAGGTGGGCCTATCATACGTTTGTTGAGAATGCAAATGATAGTAAACGACTTATACAGGTCAAGACCGCCGACAACCCGCATCTGCCTGCCTCCTATATCGACAGTCTGCGTGAAAATTATCCTAGCCAGCTGGTCCAGGCGTATCTTGAGGGTCAGTTTGTCAATCTCACGACAGGACAAGTGTATGACCGGTTTGATCGTGCCAAGCATGTAGTGCCGACTGATCGAACGCTTTTAGATGGCAGCCAGCCATTAAGGATCGGTGTTGATTTCAACATCTCGAACATGCATGCAGTAATCGCTGTCCGAATCGCGGATAGGTTAATAGTGGTTGATGAGATCAAAAAAGCTCATGACACCGATGCTCTGGGCCAGACGATTCGGCAGAGATATCCGAGCCACAAAATCTACATCTATCCAGACGCATCAGGAGGCAACCGGTCAACCAACGCCACGCGCACAGATATTCAGATTCTGGAGTCCTATGGCATGTCTAATCAGTCTCCTAAATCAAATCCTGACATCCGTGATAGAGTATCTGCCGTTCAGGCGCTTCTTGAGAATGGGAAAGGGGCCACACGATTGTCGATAGATGCGGGATGCACAGAATTGATTCGGTGTCTCGAACTTCAGGCATACACAGATAAAGGTGTTCCTGATAAAGATGGTGGGTACGACCACATGAACGACGCATTGGGGTATCTTGTGTGGCGTGAATTCAATCCGCTACATGCAAGGGCAGGTCGCGGAACAGGAGTCAGGATATATTGATCCGATGAAGCATGTTTTCTCTTGCGGTGGCGGTGTTCAAAGCACTGCCTGTTTAGTGCTTGCAGCACAAGGCAAGATCCCTTATCGCACGTTCATATTTTCAAACGTCGGCAACAAGGCAGAATCGCCCGCAACGATTAAATATATTGACGATGTTTTAAAGCCTTATGCGGCAAAGCATGGGATCAATTGGATTGATGTCGCGTGGGTTGACCGTCAAGGTCGCGTGCGTGATTTGTATGACGACTTAATGGAACAACAGCGCAGCATCAACATTCCTGCGTTCATGCCAGGCGGAATGCCAGGCAACCGCAAATGCACAGAAGCATTCAAGATCAAGCCTATTGCCAAATGGATTAAGCAAAACGCGCCAGGTTGCATCCTTGGCAAAGGTATTAGCACTGACGAGCCGCATCGCGCCACACCTAGTCGTGAATCTGATGGCTATACCAGCGCCTATCCGTTGATTGAGCTGGGTTACAGCAGGTCTGACTGTTTGACGATCGCAAAGGATGCAGGCATTCCACAGCCGCCTAAGTCATCGTGCTGGTTCTGTCCATTTAAAACGACTGATCAATGGGTAACGATGCGACGTGAACGCCCTGAGCTATTTGCCAAGTCGGTTGAGCTTGAGCAGATTTTGCAAAAGCGTCGCGCAGAGCTTGGAAAAGACAAGGTTTATTTGAGCAGTATTGGCGGCAGAAAAGAAGTTGATTTGATTGACGTTATCCCTGAGCAGCTTGGGCTATTTGGCTGGGAGCCTGAAGAAGGTTGTGAATCTGGATACTGCATGACCTGACTAGACTCTATTGAGATTGTCGCCTTCAAGTAATGGCCCGCCGCTACGTCAGAGACAAGCGTGGCCGTTTTGCATCTAAAGGATATTCAGGGCAAACAAGTGGCACGGGTTCCCGGTTGACTGGTAAGGCAGGCAAGACTAGGAAGGAAGGCGGCGCCAAAGCAAAAGGCCCGTCACAATCTGGCGTTATTAAGCCTGGTAAAGGCAAACCAAAGCCTGCGTCAAGCATCAAGGCAACGGGGAATCTTCCTAAACCACCCAAGCAAAACAGCATTGCACGCACTGGCGGCAAGTTTGGGCCGAAGAACACTATCAAGCCTGGTCCAAAGTCACCACGGACCAAGATGAACAAAGCCGTTGACGGCATCATTGCCAAAGGCAAAGAATTAAAAGGTGCAAAGGAAAAGATTCAGGACTTAAAAGGTCAGCTTGATAATTTGAAGGGCAAGATGCTGAAGCAGGATAAAAAGCGTGCGCAAAAGGCATTTGACAAACCTTCTGTCACTGACAAGCGCAGTCGTGATTTCCTAGGTAAGCTTACTAAGGAAGGCAAGAAACAAGACCCGTCAACGGGTGGCAAGAAGAAACGCAACCGCAAAAAGAAATGACTCAGCCAAACGTCACCGCCGTTGGGCGCATCCTCAAGCCCAAGCATGGTGAGCCACGCAAGCACCAGGTCATCAAAATCGGTACTGATGGTGGTCCATATATCGTCATTGACAAGATTCTGGATGAAATGACTACGGCAACAGTGGCAGACTAAACTGACTGCATAAGGGATTTGTGGGTTCGCTGTGTATTCTGGGTATAGCCACTACAATCGACAACGGGCTGCCAAGATCTCGCAAGTCAATGATCCCAACGGTGCTTGGATAAAGCAGGAACCCCACTGGGGGCTGATTGAAGATCTAACTGGTGGCACGTATGAAATACGAAGGCGGCACAGGAGATACTTGCCGCAAGAACCCAGGGAGCTAGACGAGTCTTACGATAATCGCCTGGCCCGATCAAACGTGGCACCGTACTATATGCGCCTTGAGCGAATGCTTGCAGGCATGTTGGTTCGCAAGCCTGTGAAGCTGAACGACATTTCGGATACCATTCGCGAGCAGCTATTCGATGCCGATCTACAAGGCAACGATCTCAATGTATGGTGCTATGAAACAGC